CCGTGCCTTTACCGCAGGCTATAACGGTGGCGACGGCGTTCCCTTGAATGCCAACAACCACCCAATCGTCTCGGGCACCTTCAGCAACCTGCTTACGACCGCTGCGAACCTTTCGCAAACGTCCCTCGAGCAGATGCTCATCCAGATCCGTCAGGCTGTTGACAACAACGGCAAGAAGATCCGTTTGAACCCGCTGAAGTTGGTTGTTGCTCCTGGCAACACCTTCCAGGCTGAAGTTCTGCTTAAGAGCGTTCTGCGTGCTGGTACCGCGAACAACGACATCAACCCGATCAAATCGATTGGCTTGCTGTCCGAGGGCGCTTCGGTTATCAGCCGTTTGACCTCGCCTACCGCATGGTGGGTGCAGACCGATGCACCGGAAGGCATGAAGCTGATGATGCGCCGCGCCCTTGAGAAGACCATGGAAGGTGACTTCGAAACCGACTCCATGCGCTACAAGGCCACCGAGCGTTACGACATCGGCTGGACCGACCCGCGTGCCATGTACGGTACTCCTGGCGTCTAAACCGGCGAGGGGCTTCGGCCCCTCTCCTCATAGGAGAGAAAAATGGCGTACAACAACAATGTGACTAATGCAGCAGGCGTACTGTCGGCGATCACCGCAACGATCGCTTATACGGACACCGCCGCGGTCACCATTGGCACGCTCCCCGCAGGCGCTCAGATCGTTGATGTCAATATCGACGTGACGACCGCTTTCAATGCCGGTACGACCAACACGGTCACGGTAGGCAAGACGGGGTCGGCTGCGGCATTTGTTACTGCTACTTCGGTTGGCTCTGCTGGACGCGCTTCGGTCGCTACGACCGGCGTATACAGTGCCTGGGCTAACGTGGGTACCAGCGACATTGACTATGCAACCGTAACCTTTAGCCAGACCGGCACAGCAGCAAGTGCAGGCGCTGCCCGTGTGACGATTGTCTACAAGTCGTTCGCATAAGGAGCGGATCATGGGTCAGTTCAAGCCGATGGTGAAAATGATGACCACCGAGCCTTCAGTGGAATTGAAGCTGAAGAAGGGTGGCCATGTGCAACGTAAAGCGATGGGCGGGATGCCCGACGCTATGGGGATGCCTGCGGCTGCAAAGCCTTCAGAGCGTGGTATCCCCATGGCAGCACGTCGTGGTATCGCTCCCAAGATGACCGTGCCTAAAGGCGGTATGCGCGGTCCAATGATGCGCAAGAAGGGCGGCGAGGTTGAGTCCAAATCGATGCACAAGGCCGAAATGGCCGAGATGAAAGGCATCAAGAAGGAACTCAAGTCCCACGAGGACAAGCCTGCCTCCAAGGCGCATAAAGGCCTTAAATCGGGTGGTGTTGCAGCCTATGCAACCGGCGGCGTTATTCAGGCGTATGCGACCGGTGGCGTTATCCAAAAGTTCAAGAAGGGCGGACTTCAGGACGACGGCAAGGCAGTGAAGTACCCGAAGGTGCCTGCTACCAAACCTCCGTACATTACGAAGCTTGCCGACACCCATAAAAAGGGTGGTCGGATTGCTAAGAAGGCCTACGGCGGCGCGTGCTGAAACGGTGGGGGCTAAGGCCCCCGCTTACTTTAAGGACTTGCAATGAAAGTTCAATCCGTTTCAAAGACAGGAGTAGGCTCAAGCAGCGCTCTGGTCATGAATACTAACGTCAGCCCGTTTAATGTTGGGTTTGGCGTCGTTGTAACTGGGACGGTCAACTATACCGTCCAGCACACTTTTGATGATCCGGCAATTGGCTTTACGACTTGGTTCTCGCATCCTACGGTAGCCTCGCTGGCAGCCAATGCCGATGGCAACTATGCTTTCCCGGTAACCGGCGTTAAGGTCCTGGTGAACTCGGGATCGGGTACCGCAACGCTTAATCTCATCCAAGCAGGTATCTGATGGGCATCGTCGGCTACACCGGCGTTGCTGATCAAGCCAATACGTCCGATGGGTTTGCTCGTGGCGTAGGGGCTCAAAACGTCATTGGCGGCACGGATTGGGGCCTGGACGTTGGCGATAACGGCGTGGTCGATATGTATGGTGCGGCACCAACAACCACCTTCTACATTCTTGATGAGGCAACCCCAGGGTACGTCCTTCAAGAAGACAACAGCAAGATCGTATTGGAGGCCTCGTAATGGCTGATCAAAAGATTTCCGCGATGCCTACCGCCGCTACCCTGACGGGTGCGGAGCTTATCCCCATGGTCCAGAGCGGTGCGAACGTCAAGGCAACGCTATCAACCCTTCGTGCTTTTGACGCAGCTTATGGTGCCTTTAGCAGCAACGTCGACCAAACTGGAAGTATTAGCGCAGGCACGGCCATGACGTTCAATTCCGTGGATGTTGCAGACGGCGTTACGGTCGCAAGCAGCAGCAGGATTACTGTTCCCAACACCGGGATTTATAACCTGCAATTCAGTGCGCAGTTTAAGAACGTCGAAAATACGCAAGAGGACGTCACGATCTGGTTTCGGGTTGATGGCGTTGATCTCGCCAACTCGGCAACCCAGATGACGATACCCGCACGCAAGTCTGCAAGCATATTTGGTTATGGGGTCGCGGCCTGGAATATTTTCCTGTCGCTTACCGCGGCCCAGTACGTTCAAATTGTATGGCTTCCAACCGTCGCAACCTTGACGATGGAAAACCTTCCCGCAAGCGTATCGCCTGCTTATCCGGCGATCCCCTCCGTTATCGCTACTATGGGGCAGGTGGCCTAAATGCCTGCTAAATCGAAAGAGCAGTTCCGTCTGATGCAGGCGGTGGCCCATAACCCCTCGTTCGCCAAGAAGGTCGGTATCAAGCCGAGCGTAGGGTCTGAGTACACCAAATCCAACGTCGGGGGAAAGTCCTATGCAAAACTTCCTGAGCGCCTTAAAGAGGGCGGTCCGAGCCTTGCGGTCGGCCGTGGCGAAAAGCTTCCAGTCTCTCAAGGAGCGGGTCTTACCGCCAAGGGTAGAGCGAAATACAACCGAGAAACAGGATCAAACCTGAAGGCTCCACAGCCCGAAGGAGGCGCTAGAAAGCGCTCCTTTTGCGCCAGGATGCAAGGGGTAGTGGATAATGCCAAGGGACCTGCTGAACGCGCCAAAGCGTCCCTACGGCGCTGGAAATGCTAAGGGGTAAAGATGACCACATCGGGCACGGTAGGCCAAACAGTCATCACGACGCAAAGCCTCATCGATCATGGGGCTCGTCGCAGCGGTAAGTTTGCCGAAACGCTGACGGTCGAGCAGGTTAACGCCTCCAGGCAAAACCTTTACTACCTGCTATCGAACCTCGCAAACCGCGGGATTCAATTCTGGTGCGTCGAGCAGACCATCATCGGCATGAAGGCCTTGCAGTACATCTACGACCTTCCTGTCGGGACCGTGGACGTGCGCAATGTGCTCTACCGCAAGACGATGAGACCCTCGGGTTCTTACACGTCCTCGGCCGGTGGCACAGTCGCCAATGCCTTTGATGAGAATACCGACACCATTTGCACGCAGACCTCCCCCGGCGGCAATATCGCAATCCAGTACACCGAGGACACCTACGTCACGATGGTCGGTCTCCTTCCGGGAACTTCCTCGACGGTTAACCTCATCATCGAGTATTCCTCCGACGGATCGACCTGGAGCACGCTTAAGAACCCCGGATCGACGGTCTTGGTGGATAACGAGTGGACATGGTTCACGATCGAGCCTGGGGTGTCGGTCGAGTATTACCGCGTGAGGGCCGTATCAGGCACCCTGGTTATGCGCGAGGTCTACTTTGGGACCACAGTCACCGATATACCGATGGCTAGGCTTAATCAGGACGACTACACGAACCTGCCAAACCGCAACTTCCCAAGCAATCAGCCCCTGCAATTCTGGTTTGATCGCAAGCTGGACCCCCAGGTTTACTTGTGGCCGGTACCGAACAATAGCTTCGTGCAAATGGTCTGCTGGCGGCAGCGTCAGATCGAGGATGTTGGCGCCTTAAAGGACTCCATCGAGGTCCCCCAGCGTTGGTTTCCGGCCATTCAGGCCATGCTTGCCCATGCGATGAGCCTCGAGCTTCCTGACGTGCAGGAAAACCGCATCCTCATGCTTGAAAAGTACGCCAAGGAGGCCTTGTACGACGTCGAGCAGGAAGAGCGCGACAAGAGCCCGATCTACTTCGCGCCGAACATTTCGATGTACACACGATAATGCCAAGATTCCTGGACACTCATGGCAATACGGTGCTATCGATCGCAATATGCGGTCGGTGCAGCATGAAGAGGGCTTACGTTCAGCTTTCTTCGGACCCGAATTACCCTGGGCTGATGGTTTGCGATGAGGGGTGCAAGGATCAGTTCGATCCCTATCGACTTCCTGCCCGACAAACTGAGAGAATTACGCTTCGGTGGCCGCGTCCTGATACGCCACTAACCGTGGTGGACGACGCGCTGATTACCAACCCGTACAACACCTCGATCATCTCGCCCGAGCAGGCGAATGTCCCGGTAAACGGCAACATCGACGGCCTGGAAGACTGATATGCCCAACTTGCGAATTTCTGAACTGCCAACGGGTAGTGCCTTAACGGGTACGGAACTGGTTCCTGTCAGCCAAAACGGCACGACCATACAGACGACGACCGCGGCTATTTCAGGCTCTATCAGCCTGAACTACCCGTTCATTACGGTTGGCAATCAGCCCCTGCTCACCTCGAGTCGCCAGATCGGCGTTGGTTCCGGTTTAAGCATTACCGATGGCGGCGCCCAGGGTACTCTCCAGATCTCCCCAGCAGGCGCTCTATCCTCTCTGGTGGCCGCTGGTAACGGCATTCTGACTAAGTCGGGCACAACCATTACCCCGAGGTCTTTGGCAGTCTCTGGAAGCGGCCTGAGCATCTCTGATGCTGACGGTGTTTCTGCTGATCCAACCCTGTCCCTTGCGGGCTTTGTCTCCCAGGTTGCGGGTATTTCCTCAGGCACCGGCCTTCTCGCACGCACCGTAGGCCCAGGCGCTGGTTTGGTGACGATTACAGGCACCGCCAATCAAATCACGGTCGTTGATGGCGACGGCGGTCTAGGCAATCCAACGATCAGTATTACAAGCAATCCGGTCATCCCAGGAACCGCTTCCGTGCAGGTCCCATCGGGGACGACAGCACAAAGGCCTGCTGGTATTGACGGCCAGTTTCGCTTTAACGCAGATCTTGCTCAGTTTGAGGGCTATACCTCTGGATCTTGGCAGCAGTTTTCTCTTGCTGGTGGTGTGCTGTCTTTCAGCGCTGGCACAACGGGTTTGACCCCAGCAGTAGCCACGACAGGAAACGTCACGCTTGCTGGAACCCTGAATGTCGCCAGCGGCGGAACCGGGGCCAATACGCTCACGGGTTATGTGAAAGGCACTGGCACCACTGCAATGACCGCCAGCGCGACGATCCCCAATACGGACATCACCGGCCTGGGGACGATGTCCACGCAGAATGCAAGCTCGGTGGCCATTACTGGCGGCTCGATTGCAGCGACAATCTCGGGTTCTACGATTGACAACTCGATCATCGGCGGATCGACCCCTGCTGCTGGTACGTTTACTTCGATCACGACCACGACGGGCACGATCAGTACAACGCCAACGAACGCGACCGACATCGTCAACAAGTCTTATGTCGACACGATCGCAGCCTCGGGTATTACCTATCACACGCCGGTTAAGTATGAAGCGCCCACCGCACTGACTGCGACCTACAATAACGGCACAGCAGGCGTCGGAGCCACGCTGACCAACGCAGGCACCTTGGCAGCGTTTGCCCCCGATGGTGTTACGGCTTCGGTCAATGACCGCATCCTGGTTTATAACCAAGCGGCACCGGCTCAAAACGGCGTTTATACGGTTACGACGGTTGGCAATGGGTCTACTGCCTGGGTGCTTACTCGTGCGACGGATTGCGACTCCTACGGCCTCAAGGACCCCAATGCACTAGGCGAAGGTGATGCGTTCTTTGTCACCTCAGGTCTTACCGGCGCTGGCGAGACTTACGTTTGCAATACCTCGGGCACGATCACCTTCGGCACGACGGCGATTACATTCGTTCAGGTTTCGTCCGCACAGATCTACAGCGCAGGCACCGGACTCACGCTTTCCGGTACGCAATTCTCGATTACTAATACCGGGGTTACTGCGAACTCTTACGGCGGCGCGGCCACGGTTCCCACCTTCACGGTTAACGCTCAGGGGCAGCTAACCCTTGCGACTGACGTGCCGATTGCGATCTCTTCGGCTGCGGTTTCTGGCCTTGCTGCATCGGCTACAACGGACACGACTAACGCCTCGAACATCTCCTCAGGCACGCTCAATACGGCTCGTCTGACGGGCTCTTACACGGGCATAACGGGCGTCGGTACCCTAACGACAGGAACCTGGAACGCCACGACGATCGGTATCGGTTACGGCGGCACCGGGGTTACTGGAACGCCTACAAATGGCCAGTTGCTGATCGGTAACGGCTCGGGCTACACGCTCAATACGTTAACCGCCGGGACTAATGTAACGATCAGTAATACGGCAGGCGGCATTACGATCTCTGCCACCCCTTCTTTTGGCGGTACGGTTACTTCGGTCTCTGCCGATGGTGGCACGACGGGCCTGACATTCTCTGGAAGCCCGATTACTACGAGCGGAACCCTAACACTAGGTGGTACGCTTGTGGTCGCTAATGGCGGCACCGGGGCCACGACCTTAACGGGTTACGTTAAAGGCAACGGCACTTCAGCCTTCACGGCTTCGTCCACGATTCCAAGCACGGACGTCTCGGGTTTGGGTACCATGGCCACGCAAAACGCGGGTAGCGTGGCGATCACGGGTGGGACGATTAACGGCACTACGATTGGCGGGACAACGGCTGCTGCCGGGACCTTTACAACGGTAACAGCAACCACAGGCATCTACGGAGGTGCATTCTAAATGGCACAGACCGGCTATACGCCCATTCTCATCTACGGAAGCAGCACCGCTTCGGCGACTCCGTCCGCTTCGAATTTAACCTCTTCCGCCAACGGTGCCGAGCTTGCGCTGAATTACACGGATGGCAAGCTTTACTATAAAGACAATACCGGTACCGTTCAGTTGCTTGCCAGCAAGGCCGGTGCATCAGGAAGCGTTACGTCGGTCGCCCAAACCTTTACGGGTGGCATCATTTCCGTGGCTGGCTCTCCAATCACTACGAGCGGAACGCTTGCCCTGACGGTAGCGGGAACCTCTGGCGGTATACCCTACTTCTCGAGCGGGACGACATGGGCTTCGTCCAACGTGCTGTCTAGCAATCAGTTTGTATTTGGCGGGGGCGCCGGGGCCGCTCCATCATCGTCTGCAACGGTTGGTTTTGCAGCGGCCTTTACAGGCGCCAATACCTTCTACAACGCAACAGGCCAGACTTTTGCGCAGTCCTCAACTAACGACGGGATCGTCCTTCAAGGGAGGGCCGGTGGAAGTTCGTCGTATCGGGTGACGTTTACAACGGCTACACTTACAGCAAGTCGTACCCTAACCCTTCCCGATGCCACAGGTACGGTGGCTACGAATGGTTTTGCAGTAGCAATGAGCCTTATTTTAGGATTCTAAGGATTAAATCATGGCAAATCCAAACATTGTTGGCGTCACTTCCATTTATGGAAACACGGCCTATGTGACCCCAAGCGGGACGTCCGCAACGACCTCGTGGACGTATAACGGAACCACTTCGTTGACTGGATTAACACCGGCGGCTAATACAGTAAATCGAGTCACGGGAATTGTGGTTAGCAATTCCACGGCTTCGGCGGTAAATGCAACGGTCGCTATTTCAAACAACGCCACTTTTGGTAGTGGTACGGCCTATAACATCGCCTACCAAATCAGCGTACCAGCCAACGCTTCTCTCATTGTTACTGATAAAACAACGTCATTTTATGTAACGGAGAATCAATCAGTGGGGGTAACTTCCAGTACGGGGTCCGCCCTGACCTTTGTCGCTACGTTCGAAGCTATCACCTAAGCGGGTTTGGCATGAGCCTTCGCTATAAGGGAGCCCGGTTGTCCGCAACCCCTCCGACTGTTTCCACATCGTCGGCGGTTGGCCTTTGGACGCTTAAGCAACAATTGCCATATCGAGGTGCTGGCACTTGGCCCGAAGTAATCCCTCCGGGTACTTTCACAATAAGTCCTGCGGTCAGCGGCAAAACCACTTGGAATTTAGGTACTGACGGCGACTTAGTTTTGAGTACCGCAGGAAGTTGGACTATAACCCCTGTGGGTACTTTTAGTGCGTCCGTAAAAATATGGGGCGCAGGCGCCGGAGGTAATTCAAGGCCAGAAAGCACGGATGACGGTACTGGTGGCGGTGGTGGTTTTGCGGGAGGCACCGTTACATTTACAAATGGGTTTGTTCACACTTTGCAAGTGGGTGCGGCAGGTACGGCAGGAAGTCCAGGGGCTGGTGGCTCTCCGGGGGGCGGTAACGGCGGGGCAGGTAACAATTCATCGAACCGCCCTATGGGGGGCGGTGGCTATTCTGGAATATTTAGAAGCACTGTAATTTCGCAGGCCGACGCTATGCTTATCGCTGGCGGTGGTGGTGGCTCAAATACCGAGAAGGGTGGCGCAGGGGGCGGAACAACCGGCCAAGACGCCGGATTTATTGGCGGCGGACGTACGAATCCTGCTGGTGGCGGAACGCAATCTGCCGGTGGTGTTGGCGGTGGCGGAGGGGCTGGCGGGGCTGGTTCAGGCCTACAGGGTGGTGTTGGACAAGATGGTGCTGGAGCCGGTGGCGGCGGGGGTGGCGGATATTTTGGTGGCGGGGGTGGCGGTAATTACCTCGCAAGCGATGCCCAGGGCTCCGGTGGCGGTGGTTCTGGGTACTATAACGCCTCCTACGTTTCTAGCGCGACCCTTACAACCGGGAATTATCAGACCCCTGGGAACTCATCAGATTCTGATCGCGGTAGCGCCGGAGATGGTGGTGGCGGCTCAAGTGCTGCTGCTGGCCAGCCTGGGAAAATTGTCATAAAAGCAGCTTAAAGGGTAGTAAATGAGCCTTTCCTATCCAGGTGGATATATAAGCAAAACCCCTCCGACACCGACTTCTACGTCGGCACCGGGGATATGGACGCTTGATCAGGCCATGCAGTACACTAAATCTGGCAATTGGCCTGCGCCGCCTCCGCTTCCGGACCCTTATTTTGAATACACCACGTTGTTGCTGCCAGGAAACGGCACTAACGGTGCGCAAAACAATACCTTCCTTGATTCGTCGGGAAGCAGCGTCTCGATCACGAGGAACGGGAGTTCAACCCAAGGCACCTTCAGCCCATTTAGCCAGACGGGGTGGAGCAATTACTTTGATGGCAGTGGCGACTCTGTTGTTACGCCGACAAACTCAGCGTTTGATGGCTTCGGAAACGGCACAAGTTGGCAGATCGATTTTTGGTGGTGGCCTATATCCGGAGCTATTCAGTGGGACGGTCCTTTTGAGACTGTTGGCGGCGCTGGTATCTTCTTTCGGAACCGCAGCGGTTATCTTGATTTCATAAATAACAATGATAATTTTGGCCTTATTAGATCAGATTATCCGTCGCTTAATACATGGCACTATATTGTTTTGGTTTGCGACGGCGCTACAAACCAAAGGTCCGTTTTCATTGATGGTACGCGCACGGGAACCATCACGAACACAGCGCAATTCAATAATGGATCGATTGGTATTGCCACCCCTGGTGTTGGTACCTTCAATGCGTACATCTCTGACTTTCGAGTAATCAAAGGGTCGAGGACTTTTGACCCGGCTTCTAGCACAATAACCGTCCCCACCTCACCTAGTACCGCAGTGAGTGGCACGGTACTACTGACCTGCCAGGGTAATCGTTTCCGCGATGCAAGCTCCAACAATTTTTCGCTGACGGTTGGGGGAAATCCTTCCGTCCAAGCTTTCTCCCCATTCAACCCCACTGCGGCGTACAGCGCAGCAACGAACGGCGGCAGCGGTTACTTTGCTGGCTCTGGGAATTACCTAACTTTCCCCAATTCCATATGGACGGCACTGGCTGGTGTTAATACGACTTTTACTGTCGAGGCGTGGGTATATCGAACTGCGGTTGACTCGCAATCCGGCGATATATGCGGAACTAACGTATCTGGTTATACACAGTCTGTTACATTCAATATTAGTACTAGCGGTGCATTACAATTTTCAGATTGGGGCAACGGCTCTAGCTACACCGCTACAGTGACTGCTAATGGGTCGGTACCATTAAACGCATGGACTCACGTTGCCGCCAGCAAGTCTGGGAGCACGATGCGGCTTTTTGTAAACGGCGTTCTTTTGGCGACAAACACGATAGTAAACGCAAGCATTTCCACGCTTGATGGGTCGCCAGCCAATGTTGCCGGAAGGCCTGCTGGCGCTACGATGTTTATCGGGTACATGAGTTCGCTGCGAATCGTCCCAGGTACTGCCGTATACACCGCAAACTTCACGCCGCCGACCGGACCTCTTACCGCTATAAGCGGGACTTCACTGCTACTGAACTTCACCAACGCAGCCGTCATCGACAGCACCGCCAAGAACGATTTGCAGACCGTAGGCAACGCCCAGATCAGCACGGCGCAGTCGAAGTTCGGCGGGTCGTCAATTGCGTTTGATGGGAACGGGGATGCGGTCATATCGGCGGCAACGCCGCTGTTTCAGTTAAGTACAAATTGGACGATCGAGGGATGGTTTAATACAACCTCCCGCACCGGAGACATGCGTTATATAACCGTCGAAGGCTCTTCTTACCAAGTCGGTTTGATTTGCGGAGGAGGTGGTTCTGGCGGCTCCACTAATGACCTTGTACTAAATCGATTTGGGTCCGGTGACTGGATTCGCGCCAGCGGGATATTGGCGGGCACAGACGGCACTTGGAATCACATAGCGATTGTTTGCTCCAACGGAACCATAAAGCTGTACTTCAACGGGGTAAACGTCGGAGGAACTAGTACAAACACAATGCCGACAGGAAACTGTTTTATAACGGCTGGTGCTTCAGTGAATTATTCGTCATATAGCTACAACGGCTATCAAGATGACATTCGAGTAACGACTGGCGTCGCCCGATACACCAGCAACTTCACGCCGCCTACTCAGGCATTCGCGCCTTACTAAAGGACGACCATGCTTTATTCTAAAAAAGGATCGATTCCTAAGCCGCAAACAGATGGCACCGATGGCTGGATTGAGGTGCCTGATGCGCCCATTCCTCCGGACGGTAAGGAGGTTGTTTGGTGGTACCCGCCAGGGTGGGTTATTAGGGATATAAAACCCTGTGAGGGTGATTGGTTATGGAGCCAGTCTCAAGAATGCTGGGTTGAGTGTACGGCCGCTATTGAAGCGGCTCCTCAAGAGGTTGTTACGGAGACGGCTAGTATTTCGATGGCCTCTTACACAGCCGGTGAAGCTTTTGATGTAATGGCTCCGGAACCTAGCACCATTTCATTGGATTCACTAACTGCTGGCGACACGCTTATTTAGGAGGCTTTATGACCCTTAATTTACCCATCGACCTTGCCAATCAGATCATTGGCTACCTGGGAACCCGTCCGTACCAAGAAGTGTACCAACTGATTGACGGCATGAAAGAAGCCGCAAAGCCGCCGGTTACGGGTTTGCATGAGGTTCCACGGGAGCAAGAGGCGGCATAAATGAGCGATGACCTGGATAAGCGTTTGTCGGTGCATGAAGCGATTTGCGCCCAGCGCTACGAAAACATTGAGAAACGTCTCGGTGATGGTAGCCGACGCATGCGCCACATTGAGTGGTTGCTTTACATCACGATTGCAGCGGTCCTGCTTGGTCCAGGTGTCGCGGCCATGTTCGTTAAAAAGCTGCTGGGCATATGATGGACGATAAAACCCACGAGTTGGCGGTTCTTAAGGCGCAGGCCAAGATCCGGCTTGAAGAGCTTAAAGCGCAAGACTCGGCCAAAGAAGTAGCAGGAAAAGCCATTGGCGAAGATGGGCTGCTTTATATCTTCCTGATCGTGCTCGTCGGTGTCGGTGCATCATTATTCCTTGAAGGCGAGAAAATCGCCGCTGTAATGGGCCTGCTAGGCGCTTCGTTGACAGCCTTGATCCAAATGCTTAACGGTATTGCCGGAACCGCGCCAAAGCAGGAAAAACCCGAGTTCGAGGTCATCAAGGACCTTATCACCCGCCTGGACAAGTTGGACCGTGCCGAGCCGCCTATGCAAGTGGATGTTGAGGGCAGCAAAGTAACAGTCAAGAAGGGCGCTGACATCGTAACTGCTAAGGGTAATCATGTTTGAACTACTTGGCGGCGGCCTTCTGGGCTCCATCTTCGGCGGTTTGTTCAGGCTTGCCCCTGAAGTCCTGAAGTTTTTGGACAAAAAGAACGAACGCGCTCATGAGTTATCCATGTTCCAACTTCAAACCGACCTCGAAAAAATGAGGGGCGAGTTCAAGATGGAGGAAAAGTATGTGGACTACTCGATCTCGCAAATGGACACGATTAAGGAGGCTTTTAAGGAGCAAGCCCAAACGGCAAAAGAGGCTGGCTGGCTTGCTTCTTTTATCACTGCTATTACCCGCCCCGGTCTTACTTGGATTGCATTTGGCGTATACGTGGCTGTCAAAGCTGCTGGCCTAACGATTGCCTTCCAGACCAACGCGAACTGGGCCGAGGTCTTGGCCAAGTCCTACGACGAGGATGATTTCGCCATGCTGAACATGATGCTTACGTTCTGGTTTGTAGGACGATCGATTGAGAAGTACAACAAAGGTGGGTAGTCGTGGAAGCCTTGATCGATTCCCTCGCAAGGGTTTGGTTCTTGGGGGTTGCGCTTGTTGGCGTGGCCGTTTATGCCGTGACCATTAAGACTCGGCTTGATTACCTTGAGAAGGACCACGACAGGCAAATCCACGCGCTTTGGGAACATGTCAACCGATTGATCAAAGAGAAGTCCAGTGAATGAGGCTAAGAAGCTTTGCAAGGATGTACTGATCAAGCCCTTTGAAGGGCTGGCAAAGCGTTTGCCTGATGGCCGTGTAACAGCTTATCCCGACCCTGGGACTCGTGGCCATCCTTGGACCATAGGATGGGGTGCTACGGGCCCAGAAATCAATCCTGGGACCATCTGGACGATCGAGCAGTGCGAGGACGCCCTAGACCACCACGTCGAATATTTCGTGCGGGGTTTGCTCAAGATGTCGCCCAGCCTGTCAAAAGCGATCCCAAGGCGCATGGCAGCGGTTACAAGCTGGGCTTACAACTGCGGCCTTGGTAACTACAGGGTGAGCACCTTCAAAAAGCGTATCGACGCCGATAACTGGGATGGTGCCGCGGATGAGTGCCTGAAATGGAATAAAGCCGCTGGCAGGGTTTTGCCAGGACTAACCCGTAGGAGGGCGGCCGAGGCCGCGTTAATGCGATGAGTTCAGCGATCAAGTCAGATCCGGCCAAGTGGAAGCGCATTGTGGCGTCCGTAAAGGCCTCCGATAAAGGCGGCGATCCAGGCCAATGGAGCGCCCGCAAGGCTCAGTTAGCGACCCAGAAGTACAAAGCTTCGGGTGGGGGTTACAAAGGTCCCAAAAAGGCGGATAATTCGCTCTCAAAGTGGACGAGCGAGGATTGGGGTACAAAATCCGGTAAGCCTTCCACGCAAGGGCCTAAGGCCACCGGTGAACGGTACCTGCCCCGGAGAGCGCGAGAGGCGCTTTCGCCTG